ACTCCGTTTGATTATGGGAGGTTGATGGTTTCTGCCTATCCTTGGGTTACGACTTGTGACGCTGCTACCATTATATTAGATCCTGCTGCTACTTGGACAGATCTTCGTCACCAGTATATGAGTCAATCCAAGAAGTGTGCTATTATTGATTTGAAAGAAAACAAGCCTGTTGATATCGAACTGCCTTGGGTATCTCCTGTTCCCATAGGTAGACTTTATAATCAGAGTTCTAGTGCTTTGCCTAGTGCTACGGACCTGTCAGATTTTGTTAACATGTGGACAGTTTTTGTATCAACTCTAAATACATATCAATCCGTCTCAACTACTGCGAATCATTTACATGCACACATTTATTGTTATATGAAAGATGTTCAACTTGGTGTGCCTACTGGTTCTCAAATGGTACTTGCACTAAATTCCCTTGTTACGAAAACTGATGAGCGTTCCTCTGGCCCTATTGAGCGTGCTAGTAGTAGAGCTTTATATGCTAGTCGATTGTTAGAAACTGTTCCTCATATTGGCATATATGCTAAAGCTAGTTCAATGGTGTTAGCTGGATTGAATAAATTCTCTGCACTTCTTGGCTGGTCTTCACCCGTTTTAATGACTAAACCTTCAAGAGTTAAAAATGAACCTTTTCAAAACGGTGTTATGACTATCCAGGAAGATACAGGTCAGAGGATAGTATTCGATCCAAAGCAAGAACTCTCTGTGTCTACTGAGTATGTTTCTGGATCTGAAGATGAAATGTGTATTCAATCATTATGTGCTATTGAGAGTTTTCTACAAACTGAGATATGGACACATACTGAAACACCGGGTTCTATTATTACTGTTATACCAATTACTCCACAACTCCAGAACCCGCATTCTAATGTCGTACATCCCCAACTTAATGTGGTTCCCACACCAATGAACATGGTTTCCCAAATGTTCAATGTATGGCATGGAGATATAGATATTACATTGGAAGTTGTCTCTTCATCTTTTCATCGGGGCAAATTGTTGATTACATATGAACCAAATGTCTGGCAGTATGCTAATGTGGTAGCTAATATAGGATTTAATAAACAATACACTCAAGTATGGGATATTCAAGAGACGCAACGTTTTTCGTTTTGTGTTAAATGGAATAAGAACCGTGCATGGGCTAATACTGTTTCTAACACACTAGCTTCAACCAACGCTATATTAGGTGCCATTTCGCCTACTAGTACATTAGATGAGAGTACTAATGGGTTTGTTATTATATCTCCATTTACAGCATTGCAGTCTCCAGATTCAAGTGATATTAGTATTAACATTTATGTCTCATCCAAGAATATGGCATTTAATCGCCTAACTACTGCACACATTCCACTTAATAGACGATTGATATACAATTCTGGTGTTACAAAGATGAGTACCACACCGACAAGTTGTATTGAACTTACCCAGTCTGAAACCGTAGTTAAAGATATTGCTGAACATAATTTTGGGGAGATTCCCCTTTCACTACGTTCCATTCTTAAAAGATTTGTTACTACCGATGCTAATTCTGTGGCCCTGGTGCGTGGGCTGCAGATGGTAGTTTTCAATATATCAATAACATTATACCTAATTATTGGGGTCGAATTGGAAGTGTATTTACAACTTTATTATATGCTGATCCTTTAGGATACTTCAGATTCGCCTATTTAGCGATGCGTGGTTCATACCGCAAACGCTTACATATAATTACTAATGATGTAGGTAAGTTTAACCCTTGTAGTGTGGGTTTAGATCAAACAGTGTCCAGTACTTCATCATCCTCCATTACCACCTTTACTGCCCCCCTTGCATATGAGATGCCTGATATGA